TCACCAACGAATGTAGCAGTACCTGATACTGCGCCTTGGTCGTATGTTAGTGCTGCTGTGCCAGCAAGTGATGATAAAGAAGTAATAACTTCTTGGTCAATTTCAGCAGTAATTTCCTGCGCTAACGCAGCCATAATTTCTGCTTCAACATCAATCCCTTGTTGTGCTTGAGCATCTTGAGCAGCCTCAAAAGTCCAGCGAGCTGATAACTTACGAGTTTTTGCTTCTACAGTTTGTTTCAAGATTTGAATTGAAAGTCTGTTTCCTGCAGCGCCTTCTAATGAAGCAGTTGAACCTGCTTTAATATCGTCGTTACCTGAATAACCTTCAGCAATCTTGAATGGGCTTAGTGCCTCTTCACCTGCTGTAGCACTTGTGCCTGAGCTTGAAGTGAAGTCGTCAGCATATCTTACACGTAATGTGTGGATTTGGCCAACTGGTCCAGTCATTGGTTGTACACCAACTAGTTCATTAGCAATGACTGTTGGCATTACACGTCTGATCACTGGTAGGATCACACGATTTAGTGTTGCAACGTTGCCAGCGGAAGTGGCGCCTGCTGTAGCACTCTCTGACAAATACTTACGGGTATTTTCGAGAGTTGCCTCCATTACAGAACGCTTGTTACCTTGGAGCCCTTCTAAAAGTGCGCCTTTGGTTTCCGACCAGCGTGACTCTAATAATTGTGACATTTTGTTTATCTCCTTAAATTTTAAGTCCCGCAAGCCTGCGGATGTCAAATATCTCAGCGGTCTTATTCTCTTGACCGTTGATTTGTGCCTGTGTTTGTTTATCGCCTGTTACTTCCTTAGCCTCGTTCAACGCCACTTTCTTCGGTGCACTTCCTTCCATTACGGCTGAAATATACTTGTCGAATGTTGCGTGTAGTTTATCTGTTTGTACAGATTCTAAAAGTTCACTCATTACTTCTTGCTTTTCTTTGTTAAGAGGTGACATCAATTCTGACATTACTTCTTTACGCTGAGCAGCATCTTGCATACGAGCAATTTCGTTGTCTTTGCTTTCTGCCAACTTCTGAATTTCCTCTGCTTTCGCTTCGGCTTCTTTAACTGCTTCTTGTGATTGTTTTACAACTTTCATAAGTTTTGCAGTCTCTGATTTTTCATTTAGATGACTTGCTGCATACTCACTTGCGAAACTTTCAAAAATTCTGCGACCAAAGTCATTTCTGCGAGCTGCTTCGATGTCTTCTTTTAACTGACCCATCTCTGCTTTCAAGCCTTTACGTACAGTGTTTTCAACTACTGTTGAAGCTCTGTTAATAAAGTCTTTCTTGATTGCTTCGAATTTAATCTTGCTATCTCTAACCAATTTAACTTTGGTTTCAGCAAGATCCTTTTTATCAGAGTGGAATTCTGCGATTTCTTTCGCTAATGCATCCACGATAAAAGATTCTAACTTAGCAACGTTGCCCGCTGCTGACTTACGATCTTCACGAAGTTCGTCTAGTTCCTTTCTCAAATTGTTAAGAACAAATGATTCCATTGCTTTAGAATCATCCTTAATTTTCTTAGCATATTTGGCTCTAGCCTCGATAAGTCCCTGGCGGTCTTCAGCAAATTCAGATAATTCAGCAGTAATTCTGTCTGAAAGCATCTTCTCAACTGCTTCTGCCATTTGAGCTTTATCGTGTTCGTACTTCTGTGCAAATTCTTCACGTAAACCAGTTGCGACTGTGTCACGGTTTTCTTGAACTGCGGTTTCCCAAGCGGTTTCAATTTCCGACTTGACTTCTTCGGAAATCACATTGTTTTCAAACAATTGTTTTACAAAATCTAACATCTGTGATTCTCCTAATGATTTAACCCTGAAATTATTTTTTTCAAGGATTCTGCAATATAACGTTGTGCCTGTGGATCGCCTTGTACTTCGTGTGCTAATTTAAACGCCTGGAAACCACCTTTTTCATTCATAAGGTGTTCATAAACTGGTGTAGGATAAGCACCCGGTGCACTTGGTTGTGCAACAACATCAACAGTAATGATTTCAAAACCGTTAACGTTACCTTCTCCGTCTACTTCTCCTGAACCTCTTGAGCTAAC